CGCCGTCCTGCACCTGGAGCTTGTCCACTTCCTCGTTAAATGCATCCTCGTTTCCGTCGCGGAACAATTTCCGCAGGCGGGTCTTTAAGCTAGTTGTCATGCTTCCGTCTCCAATTTTGCAGCCCGAGCATCGGGCTGATACCACTAGAGCAACGTGGTTTCCCACGATGCCAATTTGCTCAATCCCCTGGGGTGTTTCCTGCGTATCCGCGTCATACCCGCATGAGACTTCCTTCAAATCCCCGCTCTCGACTGCCTCGATCGCTTTTCGATCCGTCAAAAGCAAATCGGCGAGAAGAAAGTCAGATTTGTCACCTTCTCCCCGCCGAACGTTCTGGGTCGTACCGACTGCGATCTCCCGCCAGTTATCCGGATCTGCGAATCTCGCGTGACCGATAACAACGGGCTTGGCCTCAAACGAGGCAATCGTTTCGGGATTAAAAATTTGTTCTTCCGGCCGCAATACATGCACCGAACTGCCTGTTAGGCTTGGCAGGCCGACCTCAGCCGCTGAATATTCAAACGATCCGACGCGGCTAATCGGAACGTCTCGACATAACAAATAGCCCTCCGGAGTTTTTTCCTTCAGAGGGCTGATTTTTTCCGTGGTCAAGAAGCGACCGTCTCGAAATTTCCTTCTCATTTGTCCTTCTCAAAAAAGAGTGGAGAGGGCCAACAGCGGCAGTTAAAGACGCATCCGGGGTGGCTGCGAATAGGCGTGCCGCCTGCGCCCACATCGCAGATCGGAGGATCGCTCCAGGCATGCACCGTCTTATCCAGCTCGCGATGCCTCGGTCGTACCGCGTTATCGCCGACGGTGTGCCACACGTAATGGGTCGAGCCCACGGCTTGGGCCCTGGCTTGCGTGAAGTTGGATCGCGCGCGGGCGGTCTCGGTTCTAGCAATGCAAATCGCTCGGGATTCCGTAACGCCGCCCAGCTCGTTTTTGATGCGCTGGGCGATATCGGCATAGCGCTGGCCGTCCGATAGCCCGCTAGCGGCCCATTCCTGAGCCCTCTTGGCGGCCTCCATGGGCAAAGAGCGGATCAGTGCGACCTGCTCCTCGCGCAGACGATTGAAAATCGGCCCGGCGGCCGCGTCTTTGAGTTTGCGGCGAGTTTCCCGGCTGATCTTTTGGCCAATCCTGAGCCAAGTGTCGTAGTCAGCCGAGGCCGCGCGACGCAGCATGATGTCGGCCACCGAGCGGGCCCATTCGTCGAGCCGCACCGAATAATCAAATAGGCTTAGCTGGAGCTGGCTCGGGTCGCTTCCCTCCCATTCCAGTGCTATCTGCGCGATCTGTTTGGCCACTGCCTTGAGCCGCTTGCGATACCAGCGGTCCAAAGCCGCCGTTTTGGCCTGCTCCCGGAATTTGTTCTGCTGCTGCATTTAATCCTCCTGTCCCTGGCGGCATGAGCTCGTTTTCTTGCTTCTCGGCCTCGTCGATGTCCTCCTCGGTGATCGAGGAGAAAAGGCCGATGGTCGGGCTGAGCTTTTTGAGCTCCTTCATTGCGTTCGGCAGCGAGATTGATTCGCTCTGTATCGCCTGCACAATCGCACCGACCATGGCCGTCGCATAAGCCCCTTTCTGCTCGTTGGTCATCTGCCACAACGGGCGGAAATCGAAATTGAAGTCTTTGTCCGGAGCTTGTCCGGTCACGCTCATATAGATGACGTTTAGGATTTTCTTTAAGCCCGGGCGCAGCATCTTTTCCTGCTGCTGTTTCGTATTGTCGTAATAGAGCCGAATGTCACTTTCGCCTGTGGAATTGAATCCGACTGGCGATTGACCGAACAAGCGCACCAACGGGATACCCGTGGCGCCGGAAATCTGCTGAGCAAATTGCAGAAGGACTTCCGGCAGGCCCGTGAACGTATAAGTCATCGTCTGAAAATCGTCCTCGATGTCGCCGAGCGTCATGCCCTCAATCGACTGGAACAATCTCGTATGCTCCATCTGCGTCATAAATCCCTTTTTGGCGACGTCGTTCGTCAGGATGGAACGCAGGCCCTTAACCTTGTAGTAGCGCAGGTAGCACTTATTGACGAGCTGAGCCGCGCCTTCGGTTGCCATATCAAACATCTCGATTCGATTGAATAGCGGCTCCAGCACGCTCGCGCCCCAGCCGCGATAAGCCTGGCGCAGGTAGTACGGCAGACGACGCCCTTCAAACCGGATACAGCGCGAATAATGAATTTTCCCGCCGGGAATATCGATATTGCTCTGCTCGGCAAAAACCTGGTAATACCTGGGCTTGCCAAAGTTAGGCCCGAGCTCCTGGACGACTTCAGTAGACGGGTTGACCTGCCAGCAGTCAAGAACGAGCAGGCCTTTGAAGGCGCCTTGTTTGATCGGCCCGAGCGGCGTACCCATGTCGTCCCCATCAATGAGAAGGACGGCCAGCGAACCTCCGTAGAGGCGAGCCCACTTCAAAGCGTCGCACAGGCTATCCCAAACTCGAAATTCGTCGAGCGCGATATCGATCGAGGAGGCGACCTCCGGATCATCGCACTGGAGCTCCACGCCCTCGCGCGTCATGTCGTCGGCCACCACGTCAACCGCGAGCCCGCACATCCATGAGCCCTGATAAGCCCATTCCAACTCGTTGCGCTGAAATGATTTGAACTCAGGGATGTAGCGATTACCGTTGAGCGTCGTGCTCGTATTTAAGCCCATGCGCAAGAGCGGGTTCTGAAACCCGTCGGCGAACTGCTTGCTGCCGCCGCGCTTTGTCCGGGAAAGTTTTTTATTTACCTTCATGCTTAACCTCTGCCCAGGCGGATAAACTCATCGAGCCCCGTTTGCGTGATATAGCCGTCGAGGCTGTATCGAATGGCATCGATGCCGTGGTTATATTTGTCGACAATGATCGGGAGGACCTCGTTCGTTTTCGGGTCCACCTTGTAGCTGTAGAGCTTGAATTCCTCGGCCGTATGCCGGCAGCGCGGATGGATGACGATTTTGTCGAACGATTTCAGATAAGCGATACCGTCCTCAATCGAGCCCTGCCACTTCTCTGCGGCCGAGATATTGAAGCCCTTTCGCTTAGCCAAATAGCTGATTGTTTCCGGACGCGAGCAGTCGGCCTTGATCGGCCAGCTCCTGGAGAGTGGGACCGAATCGTACAGCGCAGGGAGCTCATCTAGCTCCACGCCATGGCCGAAGGCCTCATATTCGACATACAGACGATTGTCGTACATGAACGATCGCACCAGTGTGCTCGGGTCGTTCGCAAAGCCGAAGTCAGCGCCGAAAAATAATCTGTCGGCCTTCTGCCAAAGATCGTCCGGAAAACTCTCGACCGTGAATCGCCCGCGGAAAATCTGCGCGTCGCTGATTGTCCGGGGAAATCCTTCCCACACATGCAGGTAGTTCTCGTAGTCATTTTTGCGATCCCATTCCATCTGGCGCCGGAGCGCTTCCGGAAAGTATGGGTTCTCATCAAAATTGACTTTCCGAACATAGGCACCGGGAGGCGGCGCATCGGTCAGGAATAATTTGGTCGTCGGATCGTCCGCCAGGAGCGGGTTAAACGAGACCCATATTTCGGAGCCCGCTTTTCGGATGGTCGGTATCAGTGTCTCCCAGGAAACTTGGGAAATGCTTTGAGCTTCCTCGCAGTTATGAACTAAGACATCCCCGGCAAAGTAATTATGGTTTCCTTCGACCTCGAGATTAAAGACAAAATTTCCGCTTTCACTCTCTCTGTTTCCGTTAATACTTCCTTGTTCCTGAATCTCAATACGCTCCACCCTTTGCTCTTCAAGAAAGCATCTTTGCGAGCGTCCTCCGCCCGTGCGGCTGCTCCTTTGTGACTTCCCCCGTCTACCTCGATCGCAATGCCATACCAGATATTCGCAATGTCCACCTTGTAATTCGTTGGCACGTCGGGCGCGCTTATTTCCGTAGGAATTACCAGCTCGGGCCACCAGCCGCGCCCGAGCCAAGAGAGAAGAAGTTTTTGTCCCTTTGTTAATCCGCGACCGTTTCCTCCCAATACGCGAGGATGAGTTCCGCTTTTTTTCAGCGATTGAATCGTTTTTTCCCGTATTTCCGGATCGTACATGGGGTTGTTCTTCTTCATTCGCTCCGAAAGAAGTTTGCGAACACAATCCCGGCAATATATCCCGCCTTGTTTTACGTACTTCTGCCGCCTTCCGTGCGTATTCATTGCGATCATTTCGCCGCATCCTCCAAGGCACGGAACAAAATCGGGAATATCCAGTTTTGCAGGCATAAACGATATCTCCAGGAACAATTTCAGAAACAGGTATATAGCCCTTTCCTTTTACAAAGAAAGGATGCTCTTTAGTTGATATTATATGGTTCGGCGAACCAACAAGTGATAATGCATAAAGTTTCTTGGGCGCTGGATTTTTCATTACCTTGACGACCCGGCGATACTCTAGGCATTGCGTGTCGTGGTTAAAAGAGCGGACATAATCCCCGGGCTTTATAACTTCTATCGGCCTCCCATCGACCATAGTCCCGGCAACAAAGCACCAACAAATATCGATGCCTTCGATCGACTTTACCGACTGCACTTGTCTCTGCTGCAGGCCCTTAAAAAAGAACCGAGAGCCGTTTATATGCCTGATCTCAGTCTCTAGGAACTCGAAGCGGTGGCTCAGCCCTAGGCGCTCGGCCGTGTCTTTGAGCAGCTGATATGACGAATCGGCAATCGAATTTTGAAACTCACGGGAGCACAGTACACGCAGCCGGGAAAGATTCGACATGACTACCAAGGCCTCAGCGATTGCCCATGACTTTCCGGAGCCACGGCCGCCGTAAAACACTTTAAATCTGTGCGGGCTCCACAGCTCGGAAAAAGGATCGTTCATTTTTTACCTTTAGCGACTTCTCTGATTTTCTCGTAGACGCTGGCCAGGCCCTCGCCTCCGGCACCGTTCGTATCCAGTTGGATCTTTGCGCCTTTGCGCCTGGCGACAACTTTCAGCCGGACTTCTGCCCGGAGCCTGCGATGTGCCACTGCGTCGCCTTTCTTGACTGTGCTCGACGCCCCGTGTTTCTCGCTGAACGAATCAATCGTCTCAGATGCTTCTTCCATCGTGTCGGAAATGTCGACTGCCTCGTCCTCCAGGACCTGATCTCCGAAATCTCTCGCGCGCGCGAAGTCTACGGCAAAGTCGTTCCGGTCGACGGTCCACTGATAAACGGTAGAAGGCGGGATTTGCATATCCCGGCAAATAGAAGTCAGGGTCTCGCCACTGGCGAGCCGCCTTAAGATCTCTTTGGCCTTGGCAGGCGTGTACTTGGTTTGGCGCCCCTGCTTACGCTTCGGGACTTCGCATTCGTCCATGGCTGCCTCCTTATTTGATAAGGCTGTAGGAGAATGCCAACATCAAAATAAACAAAGAGACGAGGATCCCCCAGCGGAAACAAAAGGCCCAAATAGGATACTTTTGGAATATCTCCATAACCAGCTTCCTACAGTGCTTTGATATAATTTCCATATCGACCTACTACTTTAGGTTGACACTAAAAACCCCGCCTAGCTCCTAACTAGACGGGGTTTGTTTTTGGCAATAAAAAACCGCCACGCGGGCGGTTATGGTTTGTTATTGACAATTAGTTGACGATGATGCCTTTCTTCCGCATCTCGTCGCAATAGTCCTGATATTCTTTCAATTCTTTGTGCGCACGGGCCGGGGCTTCCTTCTTCAACTTAAGCCCTTGGCAACCGGGTCCGCTATGGTCGAACCAATCTTCGGGAAAAGAGGCTGGAACCATTTCGTAGCACTCTTCTGATTCAGGTGTAAGTTTCTCGGCCATTTATTCCTCTCAAATACCAAGGTCTGAAAAATCATTTTTCATGAACCGTTCTAGTATTTTACCAACCTCTGCGGCCACTGGTCTAGGAGACGGACTACAGAGGTACTCAGAAACAGCTTCGGCAAAGAACTCTGCGCTATCCGTGTTTGCGTAATCAGACAGTTCCTTCTTTATAACTAACGGGTCGTTTTGTAAAGACAGGTTAGACAAAGCCTTGTCCATTACGCGTCCGGAAATAAAATATCTTTTCTTTCTCTTCTCCGTCGTATCAACGCCTGCGGCTTTCATGAGCTTTTCTAACCGCCCTTCAATCGCATGCCCCAGCTCATGCGAAGCTACTGCATAAGCTGCGCCTTTGGACATAACGCCCTGAGGATGGAATTGCGTAGCGATACAGTTGCTAAACGAAGCGGCGAAGGATGCCTCATTTCCTCTCCCGTAATACTTAGTATTGAAATCGATCGCGCCCCTACTCATCGAGCACTGACCATACGTGGAGCTTCCGAGCCTAGAACAATTAGCCCTACCGATATTTCCCGCAAGAAAAGGAAACTTTGAGCAGATGTCAGAATAAGCCTGCCCTATAGAGCGCGCGGTATCGGGTCCCATAAGATTAAGCCCCTGGATCGGCGCATTCATTAGGCCGCTGGAATCCAATGCCGCCACAACGTCCGCGGATGTAGATGCTGATGCCAGGTCAGAATTTAGCTTTTGGATTTGCGGCTTAACGTTTTTCGCGAGCTCTTTTGAAAATTGCGCCTGAAAAGCGTTCATAGCCCGCTTTTGCTCACGCTTTAATCTTTCGGCCTCAAATTTCTTTTTCTGCTGCAGTTGACGTTTTTGGCGATTCGCGGGCCTTCTGGACGGCAGAGCCGCCAAAGCATCAACCTTATCGCCGAGCTTCGAGGAGGCTTTATCCAGGGCCTTATAAAAATCCGTGCTTCTAAAATCCGCCCTGTCCGTATACCAGACAGAGGCTTCGGCGACACGCTCCAGGGCAGAAAGACGAAGTCTCTCGGCGTAAAGATTTTTAAGATCCTCTACCTCGTCCGGCTCTAGGCCGTCCTCGCCTTTCGTAAGGTCTCCGTAGTCCCTTTCAAAAATATCATCGACACGTTTTCGAGCGGCCTGAAAACTCATCGCGCGCTCATATACCTTCTCCGCTTCGTCCGGGCCATACGGATAGCCCATGGATCTCAAGCGGTCATATTCTTTATCGAGCTCTTTGAGAATTTGGTCCTTGTTATCCAGGTCGATCGTGTAGGGATAATTAAGATCTTTGATCGCC